CAGTGATCTGTGTGCGACTTTGGCCGCATCCCTCGCCCGGCCATCTGCATGTACAACGTCGCTGACATCGTCGGGCGCAACATCGCAATCAAATCAATGTCGGGATAATCAAAACCAGTGGTTAACACATTGGCGTTTGTCAGCGCCCGGATTTTCCCTGCTCGAAAATCAGCGATGATCTGCTCGCGGTCTTTTGTGGGCGTTTTGGCGTGGATGGTCTCTGCGGAAATATTGTTCGCGATCAACTCGTCTCGCACGTTAAGCGCGTGCTGGACGCCAGCGCAAAAAAACAGCCACGCTTTGCGGCCATCAGCCAGCTTGATGACCTCCTTAACGGCGTCCCTGTTGCGCTCCGGCACATCAACCGCTGCCTGCAAGTCAGCTTCAATAAAATCGCCACCGCGCTTTTTTACGCCGGAAACATCAAGTTTTTGGCTAGTCACCTTGCTGCGCAATGGCGCCAAAAATTTTCGCTGCACCAGCTCTTCGATTGATGTTGGCTCAATCAGGTCATCAAAAAGCGTATCGCCGTCAGTAATCAGGCCGTGGCCCAGTCGATACGGCGTGGCGGTCAGGCCAACAACGCAAAGCCGTGGATTTGCGTTTTTAAGCTTGTTTATGAGCTTTCTGTAAGAGCCCTCATCTTTGTGCGAAACAAGGTGACACTCGTCGATGATGATCAGGTCAACGTGCCCGAGCAGATTTGCATTTCGGCAAATCGACTGGATACCGGCAAAGGTGATCGAGTCAATTTTCTTGATACCAACTGATGCCGAATAAATGCCGAGCGGCGCGTCTGGCCAGTGCTGCAACATCTTTTCGGCGTTTTGTTGGATCAACTCTTTAACGTGCGTCAGCATCAGCACTCTGGTCTCCGGCCACTCCTGCAAAACATTTTTGCAGAGCGCAGCCACAACGTGGCTCTTGCCAGCGCCGGTCGGCAAAACAATGCAGGGGTTGCCAGTGTTTTTTTCAAACCACTGGTAAAGCATCTGGATTGCGTTTTCTTGGTAATCGCGCAGCATGCTCATCGCACATCCACCCTCGTTTCGTAAGCCAGAATTTTGTCAATCGTGCGCTCATGGACGCCCCACTTTTTTGCTAGAGCCGCCCGAGAGTAACGAGCGGTGATGCGCTGGCGCAGACGCTTGGCCTTGTCGGCGCAAGCGCGAATGTCAAGCACTGCCGCCGCAGACAACTTGGTCTGCGGCAATTCTTCCCCGCGCTTGCAGTAGAGCGAAGGGCATTGCAAATACTCGCTACGGTTCATCCTTCGATCCTCGCGCCAAAGTCTGCTCGCATAATGTCGATGTGTTCGTCAGGATTTGCGCAGGCCATCGGGTTGGCGATGATTTCGTGGCTGCTGAAAGTAAAGGCGTCAGGCTCGCCGTTTCGCACGGGCTTGCCGTCGATCAGATAGCTGCCCTCCCAGCCGCTCGACTGATTTGCAATCGGCCACGGCACAAGGTCAGGATGTAGGACATGACTGTCGCAGCCAGTGCGCTGAGCCTCAAGCGGGATCACATCTTCCCATCGCTCGCACTGCCATTTTCCGTCAGACCGCGCCGTCGAATGCACGCAGGTGCGACAGTTGACCTGCTTGGTCAACTTGCTGCCGTGGCAAAGATCATGTGCCGGGCACCACTTGCACTTGTACCAACTCGGGTCGGTGCTGATCGGCTCAGGCATGCGGTCGGCGGTGGCAATGCGCTTGCCGCGCTCTAGAAGCGCCTCAGCGGCCTTTTTATCAAGGCGCACCCGCTCAACCCACAGGCGGTCATCGTCTTTGCAGACCGCAATGTAGACCGCACGGTCGATTCCGGTGCCGTGCATGTACAACTGCATCTGAGCCCAGTGCATCGGCTTGGATTTGTGGACGCCGTGCTTCTCAAGATCATCAAAGCTTTTTTTGCTGTGAGTTTTGAACTCAGCGATGTGCCGCTTGCGTGGCGACTCCGGCAGGCCGCTCTCAATAATGCCGTCAAGGCTGCCGCCGATGTGTGAGCCAAAATCTACCTTCGCCTGTTGATCGCCTGTTGCTCGGATGTCCACGCCGATCGCCCGTAGGTCATCAACAATTGTTGACTCCTCGGCAGAGCCTCGCCGAAACAATCGCAGGGTGCGTCCCTCAAACTGCTCGATTGCGGCCCAACGGAAGTGCAGCCAGAGGTAACGGCTGCACTCATGGCCCAAAACGCTAGCCCCCAAATGCGGCCTCGGCGGTTCTTGCTGGCTTTCATGGTGTTTGTCAATGCTCTCGATGGTGCTAAGATTTGCTGGCAGACGAGTCATGTCGATCTGTTCCTCCCCTTGTTGTTGCTTGCAATTACCCCGGCCCTCCCGCGAAGGCCGGGGTTTTTTTTGCCCGCTACCGATCTACTTGCGAGCCCAAGGCGGCGCCGCCCGGGCGGGAACCTCAGCAGCCGGCACATGGGGCCGCTCAGGCGGCGCAACCCTCGGGGATGACCCAACGGGCGCCGGAGGCGATCCAGCGGTTCCTGCGGCCTTGTAGGCCTTGACCTCGTTGCTGGCCCCGTACTGCGGGTCATTTCGGACATCTAGCTTGATGCTCAGCTCGTGCCCAACCAGCGCATCGGTGTCCGACAGCCGGGCCAGCCCAATTGCCCGCATCAGTTCGCCAAGCTGCTGCCGGCCGATTTCCTCAGCCTTGGCGGACTGGTTGCGGATGTTCAGATTGCCGAACACAACGCGCCCCTGATGGCTCGGGCCGATGATGTCGTAGCGCACCTTGATGTACTGCCCGGTGCCACTCTTGGTGTTCATCAGGTCGGCCATCGTGATCGCCGCCAGATACCAGCCGGCCGGCAAGGGGTCGTAGCTCCCGCTGCCCTGAGGCAGCGAGCCAACTTCAATCGTTTCAGACAAAAATGCCATGTCATTTCACCTCGATTTTGAATGAAGGGCGCCCGGCCTTGGCGGTAACCGCCGGAGCCAGTAGCGCGGTGATGCTGGCGTCTGCGGCCTTCCAAGCCGCCATGACGATTTCCGGTTTCCACCGGAACAGCCGGCTCAAGTGATCGGTCAGGCCGTGCTCGGCAGCCAGATCCTGCACCTTGTCGGAATCGACCTTGCGGTCAATCCGGCCGACAACCTTGACGGTGTAGGCCCCGAGCGCCAGCGTCTCGGTGCCGTCAAGGGTCTCAGAAATCCCGGCCATCGAGACCAACTGGTCTTCGATGGCGCGGCGAGCGCTGGTGGCCGCCTCCTCAGCGGCCTTGTGATGCCGCCATTCAGCGGCCAGCGCTTCCATCAATTCCACATTTTTGTTCATTAGAACGGCCCCCCAATCTTGTTGATGATCGCGCCCAAATCGGGCGCTTCCCAAGGAGACAACCGGCCGGAGCGGTCTTTCGCCAACCAAACTCCGTCGCCATCACACATCAGCCCCCGCTGGGGCACGCCCTCGGCGTCACGCTCAACGCGCAACGCCAGAACCTCGTCAAAAAAGTAGGGCAGGCTCTGCCCCGTCTTGTTGCCCGGCATCGAGGGGGCATACAGGATGCGCCCCATTTCATCGGTGGCCTTTTCGAGCTTGGCCGTGAAGTAAACATTCTTGCCCGGCAGGTCGCGGAACGCCCGGATGATGTCCGCCATTTGCTCCTGCATGGCGCCATAAGCCTGCCGAGGGTCTTTCGCCGTTTTTTTCTCGGCGTTCAAGACGACCTCAGCGATTTCGCTGATCGAGTCGAGCGCGATGCTCTCGAACTCGCGAGCCTCAGCCGACTCGACGACCCACTGGTAGGCCTCGCGTAAACTGGCGGCGTCAACGATTTCAATGAAGGGAATGTCCGCCCCTGCCAGCGACAGCAGGCCCGCCTCGGCGGACAAAATCACAGGGGTCGGCAAGGTCTGGATCAGACTGGTCTTACCGGCACCAGCGTGCCCGTAGACCAGAATCTTGACACCATCCGCCGCAAGGGCATTGGTGCGTCTCAGGTTGATAGCCATCGGCAATTTTCTC